CCGGCGCCGGCCTCTGACGCCGGCGCGACGGGCGACTGACCGTGGCGCTGCCGGAGGCCGCGGTCGCGCACTACCAGCAGCAGCAGATCATCACGGCCGCGGCAGCCGCCGACGCCGGCGCGATGTGGTCGACCGTCGGGGAGGACTTCGACGACGGCTACGCGATGATCGCGGCGGACCTGTTCGCCCGCGTCACCACGGCGCAGACGATGGCGGCGAGCTCGGGGGTGCGGGACTTCCCCGAGATCCTCGACGAGCAGGGCATCGACGCGACGCAGGTCGCGACGATCAACCCGGCCCGGTTCGCCGGCGGCACTCCGGACTCCCGGCCGCTCGAAGGGCTACTCCGAGGCACGGTCGTGCAGGCGAAGGACGCCGTGCTCGTCGGCGCGACGGTCGCGGAGGCGCTGAAGACGTCCCGCACGTGGCTGCAGCGCCGCGTCATGGACGTGGTCCGGGACGCGGACCGGCAGGCGATGCAGGGGTCCCTCGCGACGACGAAGGTCGTCACGACGTGGACCCGGATGCTGAACCCGCCCTCCTGCAAGTTCTGCGCCATGCTCGCCGGGAAGGTGTTCCGGTTCAACGAGGGGTTCCGGGCGCACACGGGCTGTGACTGCCGGCACGTGCCGACGGTCGAGGCGCTCGCCGGCGACCTGACCACCGACCCGTACCGGTACTTCAGGAGCCTGGACACCGCCGAGCAGGACCGGGTCTTCGGGAAGAACGACGCGCAGGCACTCCGCGACGGCGGCGACGTCTACCGCATCGTGAACACCCGGTTCCGCGGACTGTCCGACGACGCCGTGAAGCTGAACGGATCCCGCCGCGGCTGGCAGTCGCGACGGTGGGACTCCCCCTCGAAGATGACCGTCGATGCGGTCTACGACGCCGCCGGCACCGACCGCGCACTCGCGCGGAAGCTGCTCGAAGAGAACGGGTTCGTGACCGGCCCGCAGGTCGGCGGCGGCAACCTCGCGGGCAACGCCCCCGGCGGGCTGTACGGCGATCTCGCCGCGGGCGCGATGGGCCGCGGCGGCACGCGGCGCGGCGCGACCGAGGCGTACCGCCGAGCGGTCCGGACCGGCGAACGCGACGTGACCGACCCGGCCACGCAGACCGCGGCCGAGCGGCGGCTGCAGCAGGCCGTCCTGCGGAAGCGGGCAGCCGACGCGGGCCGGAACCCGTTCACCCCGAACCGTCCCCTGACGCCGGCGCAGAAGGCGCTCGTCGAGCGGGACTACGCGAGGCAGCTCGACCGCATCGGCGACGCCTCGAACGACAACCGCGAGCGGGCCATGCTCGCGGAGTTGGCGCGACGCCTCGGCGTCCGCCGCTGACCAGACCCCCGCCGGCGCCGTGCCGGCGGGCAACCGATCCCGGCCGTGCCGGGGGAAGGACACCACCATGTCGAAGAACACCACGCAGGCGACCACCTTCGGGCGGATCCCGTTCTCGGCCGACCCGTTCGGCCTCACCCTCGGGCAGCAGCCCTCGCTCGGGTTCCGGCCGCGCCTCCGCTACGACAACGAGCCGGGCGCCGGTGCGGGTGCCGGCGGATCCGGCGGCGCGGCCGGCGGCAACGCCGGCGCAGGCGGCGCCGGCGCGGGCGCGGGCGGCGCGGGCGCGGGCGGCGCGGGCGCGGGCGGCGGCAACGACGACGAGCAGCTCGGCGCCGCCGGTGTCCGCGCGCTGGAGCGCGAGCGCCAGGCGAAGAACGCGGCGAAGGACGCCCTGAAGGGGTTCGAGGCGCTCGGCATGACGCCCGACCAGATCCGCGAGCTGATCGACAAGAACGACCCGAAGAACCCCGAGCGCGTCGCGCGCGAGGCGACCCGGGCTGCAGAGACGGCCGCGAACGACCGCGTGTCCGCCGTGCTCCGGACCTCGGCGCTCACGAGCGCCGCCGCCGCCGCGAACTTCGCCAACCCGGACGACGCGCTCCGGTTCCTGGACGCCGACGCCGTGAAGGGCCTCGACGTCGACCTGGAGAAGCTCGCCGCCGACCCGGCGAAGGCGAAGGCGCTCGTCGAGGCGCTGGCGAAGGATCGCCCGTACCTCGTCAAGAACTCGACTGGCAGTGCTCGCGACGCGGGCATCGGCAGCCGTGGCTCGGGCAGCGCGCCCGAGCCGACCCCCGGCCTCGGTCGGCTCTCCGCGGCGTACGCCGCGCGGAACCCCGAGAACCGGTAGCACCACCCCCAACACACGCGCCGTCCGGCAGATCGTCGGCGGCACCTCACAGAAGGGCCATCACACATGGCAGTCACTCTCGCGCAGGCAGCCGTTCTCTCGAACGACGACCTGCAGCGCGGCGTCCTGGAGACGTTCGTGCAGGAGTCCTCGATCCTCGACCGCATCCCCCTGATGCCGATCGAGGGCAACGCCTACGCCTACAACAAGGAGGCCACGCTCCCGGGCGTCGCGTTCCGAGCTGTGAACGAGGCGTACACCGAGAGCACGGGCACGGTCGTGCAGGCGACCGAGTCGCTCGTGATCCTCGGCGGCGACGCCGACGTCGACCGGTTCCTGGTGCAGACGCGCGGCAACCTCAACGACCAGCGCGCGATCCAGACCCGCATGAAGGTGAAGGCCGCGTCCTACAAGTTCCAGGACGCGTTCTTCAACGGCGACGTGACCGTCGACCCGAAGGGGTTCGACGGCCTGAAGAAGCGCCTGATCGGCGCGCAGGTCATCGACGCCGGCACCAACGGGATCCCGATCGTCGGCAACGGCGGCACCGACACGCACGCGTTCTTCGACAAGCTCGACGACCTGACCGCGGCCGTGCCGGGTGTCAGCTCGTCGAACGCCGTCTACTACGCGAACGCCGGCGTGCTCGCGAAGATCCGCTCCGCGGGTCGTCGCATCGGCGGCGCCGAGACGGTCCGCGAGGACACCACGCAGAAGCGCGTGCTGACCTGGAACGGCATCCCCGTGATCGACCCGGGCAACGACGCGGCCGGGAACCCGATCCTCCCCGCCACCGAGACGCAGGGGTCGGGCACGAACACCAGCTCGATCTACCTCGTGAAGTGGGGGCAGGACGAGTCCGACGGCGGCGTGACCGGCCTCACCAACGGCGGCGTGTCCGTCCGCGACCTCGGCGAGATCGACGCGAAGCCGGTGTTTCGCACCCGGCTGGAGTTCTACTGCGGCCTCGCGACGTTCGGCGGCAAGGCCGCGGCGCGTCTCCGCGGCGTCGCCGCCGCCTGATCGTCAACCACCGAGCAACGAACCCAGACAAGGAGAACCCGCTCATGGCAGACCAGAAGAGCACCACCGAAACCGGCGCGAGCAACGACGGAGCGACGACCACGGACCAGACGGCGACCGCTCCGGCGACCGCCGAGAAGGCCCCCGTCGTCGGCGCCGCCGACGCGCCCGTGGCCGTCGCGACCGTCGACACCTCGAAGGCTGGTCGCAAGGCGTCCGACGCGAAGGGGACGACCCTCGACTCCGACGTGACGAAGCCCGCCACGACGAAGCCGGGCGACGGCCCCGCGGACACCACGAACCCGAACGAGGTCGCGTCGACCGTCATCGGGCAGCCGTCCGACGAGGCGATCGCCGCCGGCACCGTGAACGCCGTCCGCAAGGTCGGCGAGATCGTGCCCGCGAAGGTCGAGTCCGGCCGGACCGAGCAGTACGACGTGCGCGGCCCCGACGGGAAGCTCGTCACGGTGAAGCGCAACATCGACACCGGCGCGACCGAGCGCGTCGCGAACTAACGGGGAGGGCACGCTCATGGAGAACCCCGCAGACGTGAACGCCGTGCGTGCCGTCGTCGAGCGTGCTCTCACCGCGGACGAGGTGCGTGTGCTGGACGGGTGGCTGGAGGTCGCGTGGCAGAAGCTGCTGCACGCCCTTCCAGCCATTCCCGCACGCGTCGAGCTCGACGAGTCGCACCCGGCGCACCTGTCGGTCGAGATCGTGAAGATCGCCGTCGTCGCGATGGTCGAGCGGAAGCTGCGGAACCCCGACATGCTCCGGTCGTGGAACGGGGACACCTCCGGCTTCACGATCGACTCGTCGGCCTCGTCGGGCACGATCTACGTCTCGCAGGACGAACTCGACCTGCTGGCGGTCCGGGCCGTGCCCGGCGCCTCCGGCATGTACTCGATCCCGCTCGGGCGCCCCTGATGGTGTCCCCGACCTACGCCGCGATCGCTCGCCGACGCGAAGAGGCCGGGATGCTCGACACCTGCACGATCCGCGCCGTCGCCCGTGGCGGCGACTCGGATCCGCTGACCGGCCTCGTGCCGGCCTCTGGTGCCGTGATCTACGACGGGCCGTGCGAGTTCGTAGCCGCGAACACGCAGGCCCGGAGCGTCGACTCTGCAGGACGCGACGTCGTCGAGCAGGGCGCCGTGCTGAAGCTCCCCGTCGATGCCCCCGGCTCGGACGCCGTGCGTTCGGGCCACACCGCGGAGGTCCGAGTCGCCGCACTCGACCACCGCACCTTGAACGTCCGTGTCGTCGGTGACCACACGCAGACCTACGCGGCCTCGCGCCGCCTACCTGTGGAGGTGACCAGCCGTGTCCGATGACTTCACGATCGATACATCGGAGTTCGACAAGGCGATCGTGCAGATGCGCCGGATCCCGGACGTCGCGAAGCCCCTCGTGCGAGCTGCCGTGCAGTTCAACCTGCAGGAGATCAAGGCGTCGTGGCGCTCGAAGCTCGAAGGCGACCCGATGGCGCCCCGCGCCCCGTACTCGATCAGCTACGACACGACCCTGTCGGGCAACGAGGTGCGCGGTGAGGTCGGCGCGAACAAGGGCACCGGGCAGCAGGGCGGCGTCGTGCTGCTGAAGGAGTACGGCGCACCTCAGCGATCGCTCGGCGCCCGCGGCTACGGCCTCGCGGCGCTGCAGGAGAACCTCGACGATCTGGAGCAGGGGATCGGCAAGGCGCTCGCGCAGGCTGCGACGGTGGCCGGATGGTGACCGCCGCTGACCTGGCGGCTGCCGCCGAGCACCTCGAAGCGAACGCGCTCCGGGCGCTGATCGAGACTGACGCCCGACTGACCGACCGTGTCGGCATCGGGAAGGCGCCAGAGCGCGACGGCGCCGGCGACGAGCCGCTCGTCCCGCCGTACGTCGTCCTGTTCCGGTCCCACGACGACGACAGCCCGGAGAGCCTCACGGCGACCGGTTTCCGTCGCCGCCCCTCGTTCAACCTGCACGCGACTTCGACGACGGCGAACGGCGCCGACGACGTGCTCGGGTGGGTCGACGAGATCCTGCGACCCGGGCCGCTGAAGCGCGGCGTGACTCTGGCCGTGCCGGGGCGACGCTGCAAGCCGATCCGACGCCTGGAGCGACCAGGCACCGCAGAGGACGACTCCGTCCGCCCGAGCGTGTGGACCGCGATCGCGGTCTACGCGTTCGAGTCCTACCCCCTCACCTGATCCGAAGGAGATCACCACCATGCAGCAGAAGGACGATCTCGTCCCCGTGCTCGTCGGCGCGAAGGACGAACCCGAGCGACTGATCGAGGTCCCGCGCGTCACCGCCGAGCGCTGGCCGGAGACGTACCGGCCCGCGACGACGGAGGCCGGGAACCCGACCGCCGCCGCTCGCCGCGCCGTCGCCGCGGCCGACGAGTCGACGGTCGAGAAGACCGCGAAGAGCACCACGCGTCGGTCCCGGAAGACCACCGCGAAGACCCCGGCCGAGCTGCCAAGCTCGGGCGGCACGACGACCGGCACCGCCGGCGCCGAGAACACCACCACCACCACGGACGCCGGGACCCCGGCGACCGCCTCCAGTGAAGGGAACGGCGCATGACGCGCTCACTGATCCTGCCGGACAACGTCGACACCGACGGCAACCTGACCTTGCTCATGGCGCCGAAGGCCCTCCTGACGTCGTGGCCTCCGAAGCTCACCGACCTCGCGAAGTTCGAGGACGTGACCTACTCACTCACGACCGACGGGTGGAACCACACGAAGTCGCAGGAGGACACCACCGACGAGCGTCTGACGCTGCGCCAGGTGCTCGGCGGCTTCGGCAAGGTCACGCACACGATCGAGATCACGTATTTCTACGGGACCGAGGACGACGTCGTCGACCCGCTCGTGATCGAGGGGCAGGAGATCGCGATCCTGGCTCGCTACGCGACGCCGTGGGAGAAGGACTTCAGTGCGACGGACCTCTGGGACGTGTTCTCGATGGTCGCCGGCACGAAGCGCCGCACGACGCCGGCAGCGAACGGCAAGTTCACGAAGGTGCAGGCGCTGAAGCCGCGTCGCGAGGTGCTCGAAGACCTCGCGCTCGCTGCCTGACGCCGTACGATCGTGCACGTGCGGGCGGCGGTCCCCCCGGAGCCGCCGCCCGCACCCCACATCATCCGGGAGATCCGGGGAGGATCATCATCATGGGCAACATCGCGAAGGCGAAAGCCGCGAACTCGAAGCCGATCGGCGGGACGCTGATCGTCTGGCTGAACACCGACGTCTCGAAGGAGCGATCCGACAAGTTCCGCGAGCTGCAGGCCGAAGAGGCGAAGCACGACGGGCGCAAGGCGCTCCCGAAGGGCGCCGAGACGAAGGTCACGAAGCTGCGCCAGGAGCTGCACGAGATCGAAGAGCGCGAGCGCGAGCACGCGCACGTGCTCTACTTCGAGAAGCTCCCGGGGAACGACTTCGCCGACCTCTCGGACCTCTACCCGCCGCGCGCCGGCAACCCGACCGACCTCGAACTCGGGTTCAACACCCGGAAGACCACGCTCGCCGCCGCGAAGGCGACCGGCCACGAGCTGATCGAGGACAGCGAGGGCGACTTCACCACGCCGACGCAGCCCGACAAGGTCTTCCGGAAGGTCCCGCTCGACGAGGACGACTGGTCCGCGATCCTGGAACTCGGATCCGGCTACGACCTCAACGGGCTGGAAGGTCTGATCCTGAACCTGAACGTCTACTACGCCTCGCAGATGGTGGCCCGCTGGAAAAAAGGCTGATCGGGGACCCGCTGCTGATGCGGACCGTACGCGTCGCCCGTGACCTCGGGCGCTCGGTTCGCAAGCTGCAGGGGTGGGAGCCGTCCGTTCGGACGTCGTACACGTACGACGCCGACGGGCGGCTCTCGTCGTCTGTGTCGACCCCCGAGTCCGAGTTCGGACCGGAAGACCTCTACATGTTCGAGGCGCTCCACGAGGCGGAGCGCGAGTTCGGCCCGCACGGGTTCCACATGGCGGAAGCCACCGACCCCGACGCGGACCCGAACGACCCCGAGGCGCACTGGCGGTTCGTCGCCGGAACGCCCGTGGTCGACCCGGAGACGAAGGAAGTCGTCTTCGCCGGGACGTTCGACTGGGCCGAGAAGGTCCGGCTCGACGCGCTCGACAAGCTCCGCGGGCAGAAGCCCGACCCCCTGAACGGCATCGTCATGCCGGTGCATCGCGTCCGGCACACGCCGCGGCCGAGACGCCGTCGCGCCCGCAGGCCGCAAGGCCCGCCGGCCTAACCGCCCCCGGCTCGGGGGCAGAGAGCAGGTCCCCGTGAACGATCGGTCCGTGAAGCTCACCGTCGCCGCGACGATGGACGGGTTCGTCCGCGAGCTGGACAAGGGCGACACCGCCTACCAGCGGTTCAAGCGCTCGGTCGTCTCCGGGGCGAAGGAGGTCGCGCGAGGGCTGCACGACCAGGAGGCAGCCGCGCGCGAGGTCGCGACTCCGCTGCTGGCCGTCGGTGCCGCGGCGACGCTCGGCTTCGGCTACGCCGTGAAGAGCGCGGCCGACTTCGAGCAGCGCATGTCGTCCGTCCAGTCGCTCTCGCACGCGACCGCCGGCGAGATGGACCAGCTTCGCGGGTCGGCACTGACCGCCGGCGCGGCGATCGGCTACTCGGCGACCGAGGCTGCGGACGCGCAGATCGAGCTGGTGAAGGCCGGCGTGCAGGCGAGTGACATCATCGGCGGCGCCCTGACCGGCTCGCTGAAGCTCGCCGCGGCCGGGCAGATCGACGTCGCGCAGGCGACGGAGATCGCGTCCTCGACGATGACGCAGTTCGGCAAGAGCGGGTCGGACGTGACCCACATCGCCGACCTGCTCGCCGCCGGCGCCGACAAGGCCCTCGGCGGGGTCGACCAGCTCGGGCAGGGCCTGAAGTACCTCGGGCCGGTCGCCGCAGCGAACAACGTCTCTCTCGAAGAGACGGTCGGCACGATGGCCCTGCTCGCGCAGAACGCGATTCTCGGCGACCAGGCCGGTACGTCGCTGCGCGGCGTCCTGTCCTCCCTCACGTCCCCGTCGGCCCTGGCGGCGAAGACGATGGAGGAGTACGGGATCTCCGTCTACGACGCCTCGGGCAACTTCAAGGGGTTCTCCGGCGTCGCCGAAGAGCTGCGGACGAAGCTCGGCGGGCTGGACCTGGCGACCCGGAACCAGGCGCTCGGGCAGATCTTCGGGAACGAGCAGATCACCGCCGCGACCGTGCTGATGAAGGGCGGCGCGAAGGAGGTCAACACCTGGACGAAGGCAGTCGATGAGCAGGGGTTCGCGACCGAGCAGGCAGTCGGCAAGCTCGACAACCTGAACGGCGACCTGACCAAGTTCCACGCGGCCATGCAGACCGCAGCGATCGTGACCGGTGAGGCGGCGCAGGGTCCGTTCCGCGCGTTCGTGCAGGCCGGGACCGACATGCTGCAGACCTACTCGTCGGCGCCCGAGGGGATCCAGACGACGGTCCTGGTGCTCACCGGGCTGACCGCCGCTGTCGCCCTCTCGACGGGGGCGATGCTGATCGGGGTCCCGAAGGTCGTCGCCTTCGCGACCGCGCTCGACACCCTCGCGACGTCGAAGATCCCCGGTGTCTCCCGGGCTGCCGGCGGGCTGCAGCGGGCTGGACGCGGGATCGGCTCGGCGTTCGGCGCCGTCGGTGGGTTCCTGACTGGACCGTGGGGTGTCGCGCTCGGCATCGGCGCCGCCGCCCTGTCCTCGTTCAACATCGCAGTGGAGTCCGGGAAGGCGTCGCAGCAGGAGCTGCAGAAGGAGATCTCCGGCACGGCCGACGCCGCGGAGCTGCTGCAGACCGCGGCCCGCCGGAGCGACCTGTCGAAGTTCCTCGTCGGCGACGCGAACGACGACCTGAAGGAACTCGGCAAGCTGCTGAACGACGTCACGAACGACGGCGCGAAGGACTGGCTGAACCTGTCGCTGCAGCAGCAGCAGGCGAAGGGGTCCCTCGTGGATCTCGGCGACGCGCTCTCCGAGGTCGCGGCGGCTGATGCCCCGGCCGCGGCGAAGGCGTTCAAGAACCTGTCCGACTCGCAGTCCCTCTCGATCGAGCAGCAGGGCAAGCTGCTCGACACCATGTCGTCGTACAAGTCGGAGCTACGCGACCAGGCGTCGGCGCTCGGCATCGCGGACTCGCAGCAGAACCTGCTGCGGCTCGCGATGGGCGACTACCAGCAGGCCGCGAAGGAGGCGATTCAGCCGACCGCCGAGAACAAGGCAGCCTTGCAGGAGCTGGAGTCGCAGGCCGACGACAGCGGGAAGGCGATCGACGAGCTGTCGAAGACGATCGAGGGGTTCGGGAAGACGCAGCTCGACGCGAACGGCGCACAGCGGGCCTTCGAGCAGGCGGTCGCCGACAGCACGGAGAAGCTGAAGGAGAACGCCGGCGCCGTCACGGACAACGCCTCGAAGTTCGACCTGACCACGCAGAAGGGTCGCGACGCCTCGGCATCGCTCGACGACGTCGCCCGGGCCGCGCTGGCGAACAGTGCGGCCATGATCCGCAACGGCGAGTCGAACGACGTCGCCCGGGCTGCCGTGCAGCGCGGGCGCGACGAGGTCGTGAAGCAAGCGCAGAAGCTCGGGCTGTCGAAGACCGCCGCGGAGCTGTACGCGACCTCGCTCGGCCTGATCCCGGAGAACGTCAACACCAACGTGACGGCGAACACGGGGGCGGCGAACGCGAACGTCGATCAGTACATCACGAAGGTGAAGGGCGTCCCGAACCTCGTCACGACGCTGTTCCAGGTCCAGGGCGACAGCCGGGCGGTCGACTCGATCCTCGCGAAGATCCGGCAGGCTCGCTCCGAAATGTCGGACCTGAACGGGGCGACGTCGGGCAACGGCCGGATGGGGACGTTCGCGACGGGCGGCGCGGTCTACGGGCCGGGCACCGGCACCAGCGACTCGATCGAGGCGCTGCTCTCGAACGGCGAGCACGTCATCACTGCGGCGGAGGTCATCGCCGCCGGCGGACACTCGGCGGTCTACGCCTGGCGGCGGCAGCTCATGCAGCACCGGCAGGGGTTCGCAGAGGGCGGCGCCGTCACAGCACCGCGCTACTCGTCCGCCGCGCCGACGATCGTCCTGCAGACCGGGCAGGTCGCCGCCGCGCCGCTCGTCGGCGAGGTCACGATGCAGTTCCCGCAGGGCACGTCCGAACAGTCCGCGATCGACCAGCTCATGTTCCAGCTCCGCACGCTCGACCGCGGCGGACGGTAGGAAGGATCCCCACATGCCCGACCCCTGGCTGCTGCGCTACGGCGCGACCGAGTTCGAGTTCTCCGACGAGTCGGGGATCTTCCTGCGCGGGTTCCCCGAGATCTCGTCCTACGAAGTGCGGGACCAGGATCAAGCGATCTACGGCACCGACGGCGACCGGATGGGCGTTGACACACTCGGCGGTCGCACCCTCGGTCTGTCCTTCGGCATCGAGGGCCGGACCGAGGGCGAGGCGCGTGCACGGCGCGCCACGCTGGAGCGACTCTGGAACGCCCGCGAAGTCCGCCGCGTCGGCGGCGCCGTGGCCGAGCTCGTGGACCTCACGACCGGCCGCGTCGCCGTCGGGCGCCCGCGCGAGATCGCGAACAAGTCGGTCCGGCTGCACGACAGCCCGCCCGGGTACGACGTCGAGGCGAACTTCCGGATGATCGACCCCGTCTGGTACGGCGAGAAGGACGTCGTCGCGGTCCCGCTGGTGTCCGAGTCGGGCGGCGGGTTCGTCTTCCCGATCCGGTTCCCGCTCGTCATGCGCGGGTACACCCGCCGGGAGGGGTCGTTCACGATCGAGGGCGACTTCCCGACGTGGGGCGTGATCCGGATCCCCGGCCCCGTCCTGAACCCGACCGTCTCCGTCCGCGACGTCTTCACGTTCTCGGCGGCGACGTCGCTCGCCTACGACGAGTGGATCGAGATCGACACCCGGCCCGGGCGCCGCTCGGTCACCCGCAACGGGAACACCGTCCAGGCGCTCACCCGCGGCTCGACCCCCCTCGACGCGGCCGAGCTGCCCCTCGGGCCACACCAGTTCGTGTTCGCCGGATCCTCGGCGAGCGGCAACCCCCCGGCGTCCCTGGAGTGGGCGCCGGCGTACTCGATCACCTAGGAAGGACTCACCATGTGGGACAAGTCACCGTGGGCCATCGGCGCCGACGTCGAGAACTCAGTCCAGGTCGCCCGGACGCTCGCGTTCCTGGCGATGCAGGGGCACGAGGGCGTCGTCGGCCCGGCCGATCTCCGCGTGAGCGCGTTCACCGTGCCGGGCGCCGGCGTGAACGTCGCCTCCGGCGTCGCCGGCATCCTGTCGCGGCGCCAGGCGCGCCAGGCGTACGTCGGCCGGAACCCGACCGTCGACCCGGTCCTGATCGCGGCGACGGGATCCTCGGGTGGCCGCTCCGACATGATCGTCGCGCGAGCGCTCGACCCGGAGATCGACGAGGCGCGGCCCGCCGGCCTGCCGGCAGATCAGTACATGGTCAGCGACGTGATCCCCAACGTGCCCTCCACGGCGCGCACGCTCGACGACACCGTCGCCTCGGGCATGAACGCGATCCCGCTCGCGCTCGTCACCCTGCCGGCGAACACGCAGACCGTGACGTCCGGCATGATCCGTGACCTGCGGAGCCTGGCGAACCCGCGCTCCGAGCGCCGGATCTACCCCGGGACGATGCAGGGCAAGAACGTGACGTTCTCGACGAGCACCTGGCAGGCGTTCCCGCCGCAGGGCGTGCCCGGGATCGTCATCCCGACGTGGGCGACGCACGCCGTGATCCGCGTCGCGACGACCCTCCGGTACGTCTCGGGCGACGGCTACGCGAACCTGCAGTCCTTCCTCGGCCCCGCCGGGCAGCAGGACGCGACGACCATGTTCTCGACGATGATCGTCGACACCACGACCGGCGCGGGTAGCTACCGGCAGCCGCTGGAGATCTCCCCCGACGGCGGCGTCTGGCCGATCCCCTCGTCGCTGCGCGGGAAGTCCGCCGAGATCAGCACCCGCGGTCGCGCCCGCAACAACACCGGCACCCTCGGGTTCCCGTCCGAGGACTACTACTACGCGGATATCACCTGGCAGGAGCGCCTGACGTGACGACGAGGTACATCGTGCAGCGGGCCACCACCCGCGAAGTTCTCACCTACGACGCACCGCTCGTCACTCACGACGACCTGACCCGGAACCTGTCGAAGTCCGGCTCCGTCGACCTCCAGATCTCCCCGGACGTCGGCGTGCTCCAGAAGGCGAAGGACGGGCGCCTGCTCTGGGAGAAGTGGGGCACGCTCGTGACGATCGAGACGGACAGCGAGATCCGGTTCCGCGGCATCGTCGACCGCGTCACGTGGGACGTCCGCGCCGGCGCCTGGAACATCGAAGTCGTCTCGATCGCCGGCTACGCGTACGGGATGCCGTTCCAGGGCACGCCCTACTACGGCGCGGAGGTCGACCCGGCCGACGTCTACCGCATGATCTGGAGCCACCTGCAGTCGTTCCCCGACTCGGACCTCGCGGTCCGGGTCGTCGGGAAGACGAGCGTGCGCGTCGGGTCGTTCTCGACGGCGAACAAGACCGACACCCTGAACGCCTACAACGTCGCGACGAAGGACTACAACGCGGAGAACGCCGAGCTGAAGCGGCTCCGCGCGATCGTCGCGGCGTCGCGGAAGGAGTTCACTCGGCTGAACGGGATCAAGACCGAGCGGTCGAAGGCGCTCACCGCGGCGAAGGCGAAGCGTCCGAAGGACCCGACCGCGATCGATGCCGCGCAGGTCGCGCTGAACGCGGCGACGAACGCGACCACCACGCAGAACGCCGTCATCGACACGCAGCAGCGGGCGGTCGACGCGCAGGCGACCGTCGTCCGGAAGGCGAAGGCCGTGAAGGACACCGCGTACGCCGCGAAGGTGAAGGCGAGCAAGACGGCGAAGGACGACGGCGGGGCCTGGACGCTGCTGTGGTGGGAGGCGCCCGACTGCGGCCGGTCGATCGACGATCTCGCCGCGACGGCGCCGTTCGACTGGTTCGAGCGGCACTACTGGTCCGGGGACGAACCCCGGACCGAGATCGTGATCGCGTACCCCCGGGCAGGTCGGCGCCTGTCCGGGCCGACGGATCCCACCTTCGAGCAGGGCGTGAACATCGTCGTCCCGCTCGAAGTGGAGGACGACGGCGACGACTACGCGAACGGGATCTACGGGGTGGGCGCCGGCGAGGGCGCCGGCTCGCTGCGCCGCTCCACCGCGAAGCGCGACGGTCGGCTGCGCCGGGTGCGGACGTTCACGAACAAGGGCGTGAAGCGCGCGGCGACCACCCGAACAGCCGCCCCGGCACCTACGGCCTCGGGGACGAGATCTACGTCCGCGGCGCCGTCCCGCACCTCGGACAGTTCGCGGAGTGGCACCGCATCGTCGGGATCACCGAGAAGCAAGACGGCACCACCGAGCTAGCCCTCGCGCTGGCCTCCACGTTCACCTATGGGAAGGGCATCGACCAATGACCAACGCCGCCGCCGACTTCGCGCGCCGCCTGAAGACCGTCGAGCTGCAGCTCGGGATCGTCAGCGGCGCGCAGCAGCTCACGATCTCGACGGCGGGCGACACCGAAGACACGTCTGTCGTCGTCGGCGACGCACTGGTCGACGCGAGCGACACGACTCTCGCGGTCCCCGACCTGCAGGACGGGGTCACGGACCAGGACGACGCCGTCTCCGACCTGCAGTTCCGGCTGCTGCAGGCGTCGGACGAGCTGGACGCGCGGCTCGCCGACGCCGCGCAGGATCTGGTCGACGCCCGCGAGACGATCGCGGCCGACATGGAGCTGATCGAGCAGAACTTCGGCGCCGACGTCGCCGGCCTGTCAGAAGACGTGCAGACCGTGATCGTCTCGGCAGGCGCCGCGGAGCAGTCCGCGGAGTACGCCCGTGATCTCGCCGAACAGTCCGTGCAGGACGCGGCGAACGCGAAGGCGCTCGCGCAGACCGCGCAGACCGCAGCCGACCAGGCGAACACCGCCGCGCTATCGGCGTCCGGACTCGCCTCAGCGAAGGGCGAGGTGATCGTCCAGGTGTCGGCGCCGACCGGCACCCGGGCGAACCCGGCGAACCTGTGGATCGATATCACGGCGGACGCGAACGGCAAGCCGAAGAACACCCCGAACCGGTACAACGCGACGACGTCGAAGTGGGAGCCGATCACCGACCAGAAGGTGATCGACGCCGCGGCCGTCGCCGCTGCAGCGCAGACCGCCGCCGGCGTCGCCAAGCAAGCGGCCGACACCGCCGACGGGAAGGCGGTCGCCGCGCAGACGACGGCGTACAACGCCGGGCAGGCGGCGGCAGCAGCGCAGACCACGGCGGACCAGGCCAAGTCGAACGCGGCGATCGCGCAGACCTCCGCCGACGTCGCGAAGAGCCAGGCGCTGATCGCCGCTGGCATCGCCACCACGAAGGGCACGGTCTACACGCAGGCGAGCGCCCCGACGGTCGTCGACCCCAACGGCCTGTGGATCGACACGGACGACGGGAACAAGCCCTACACCGGCACGCAGCGAGTGCTCGACGACTTCACGGCGACCGTGCTCACGTCGTCCACCACGGCCGATCAGTTCTCCGTCTCGCCGACTGGCGGCGTGGACGGTGGCCCGGGCATGACCCACACGGCCACCGCCTCGCACCAGACGATCTACACGGCTACCGACTACGCACGAGGCGCCGGGACGACCGTGCGCGCGAAGGTGCTGCTCGGCGCGCAGGGGACGAACCTTGCGGGCCTGGCGGTCTTCGCGTCGGGTACCTCGTCCGGCTACCAGATCGCGATCGATGCTCGTCGCAGCGCGAGCTCGGCGTCGAGCATGGGCCTACAGATCCGGAAGGGCGGCACGACGCTCGTCGGCGTAGTCCTGCCGAACAACGAGCCGGTCGCGAATCGCTGGTACACGGTCGAGGCGTTCGTGTCGACTGCCGGCATCACGGCTCGGGTGTTCGACAGTGCCGGGGTCAAGATCGGCGAGGCCACGTCCACGGACGTGTCGGTCGCCTCCGGCCGGATGGGTGTCTACGCCTACGCTGCCGCTCGTCACGACGACTTCGAGGTGATCGAGTGGACCGCGACGCAGGACCAGGGGATCGTCGCCGCGTCGCAGGCCGCGGCGACGGCGCAGGGGACCGCGGATCTCGCGAAGACGAACGCGGCGAACGCGCAGACCGCAGCCGACCAGGCGAAGTCGGCAGCGGCGACCGCACAGACGACGGCCGACCAGGCCAAGTCGGCAGCCGCGACCGCGCAGACCGCGGCCGACGCTGCCAACTCGCAGGCGCTCACTGCGACGGGCCTCGCGAACGGCAAGGGCCGGGTGATCTACCAGGCGACGGCGCCGACTGGCGCGAACGCGAACGCACAGAACCTGTGGATCCGGACCACGGACAACACCCCGTGGACCTACAACGGCTCGTCGTGGACGCAGGTCACCGACAAGACGGCCACGGACGCGGCATCGGCAGCCGCAGCGGCGAACACCGCGGCGCAGAACGCGAAGGCCGCGGCCGACGCGGCGCAGGCGACCGCGAACGGGCGACCGCTGATCCTGTTCTCGACGTCCGGCCCGTCGGGGAACGCGCCGACCGGATCGACGTGGTTCCAGGTGAACACCGCGCAGTCGGTCGTCGGGCAGTGGCAGCAGACCGGGTCCCCGACGTCCCCCGTGTGGACGGCGCGTCCGATCACGTCCGAGGTGATCGCGAACCTGGACGTCGGGAAGCTCACCGCCGGGACGGCGGCGATCGCAACCGTCGTCGCGCAGAAGATCGCGGCGAGCACCGCGTCGTTCCAGACCGTGAACGTCTCGAACCTGTTCGTGACTACCGGCGCGACAATGCAGCAGGCAGTGATCGACTTCCTATTCGCGAATGTCGTCATGGCGAAGAAAATCACCGCCGACATGATCGACGTCAATTCCCTGAACGGCGTCACTCTCACGGGTACGGTCATCCGATCCGCGGACTCGGGGAAGCGCGTCGAGATCCGGCAGCGCGAGATCGTGCTGTTCGGCGACAACGCGTCCGCGGGGAGCACGACAGGTCTCGCGATCATCGACGCAGTCGGCGACGCAGGAGCACAGACCGACCCGCTCGTGTGGCTGCGGTTCGGTGGGAAGGTGCAGGCCGGCGTGCGGCACCCGGTCGCGCGCGAAGGCTCGACGGCTACCTACGTCTCAGCGAACATCGACGCGCCGGTCGCCGCCGTGCAGACGATGTACGCGGACAAGCTCTACGGCACCGCCGGTAGAGCCAGCGTCACGGCGCCCGACGGCCCCGACTACATGGATCTGCTGTCGCAGGTCGGGAACGTGTGGGCGGCGACCGCAGGCCGCACGACGGGGAACACGACGGTGCAGGCGCAGACGAACGCCTGGACCGTCGTCGCGGAGGACACGACCTACTTCGTCGCCACGGGTCAACGTCTGGCCCTGCAGCAGTCGGGCGGCATCATCACGCTGCCCGCCGGGACGTGGTCGGTGCTGGTGTACGTCACCGGGGCGTCCGCCATGACGGGCGCCCGCAGCTACGTGCAGATCAACGACCCGGACGAGACGCAGACGACGTTTTTCTATCGCGGGTACATACCTGTGGGAGAGACGCGCGGGTCTGCTGCCTGGCAAGGGCAGTCGGACGGAACTCGTCGGATCCAGGTGCAGGGTTACCAAACGAGCGGCGGATCTCAGGTGCTCACCTACAAGATCATCGTCGCGAAGATCTAGGAGGTACGGAATGCAGGACGCTATTCGATTCACAGAAAGGAATGCACCGTGACACTCGCACGCACCACCGCGCAGGCCGCGCTCGGCTACGCGCTCTCGCTGGTCGGCCGCTCCCGGAAGCTCGGGAACGCCGTCTGGACGACGTCGTCGGTCATCGACGACTGCGCCCGGTTCTGCTCACACGTGCTCTGGAATGGGAACCCCGGCCCGATCTCGTGGGTCGACACGTTCAAGAGCGCCGGCGACGGCACCTACCACCGAGGGAAGGCCGGACTGCAGCCCGGCGACGTCGTGCTGTTCGACTGGGAGTCGAACGGCGTCGGGAACCACGTCGAGTTCTGCCTTACGTCCCCGAGCTCGACGGGCGCGTTCACCACCGTGGGCGCGAACGGATCCGACACGGTCGCCGTGAAGGTCCGCAACCGGAACGGCTACGTCCTCGGGTACTTCCGCCCCGCCTGGGGATCCGCTTCACCGACTCCAGCGCAGCCGCGTCCGGAGCAGACCACGAAGGAGAACACCGTGTCCTCGAAGCACTACCGCAACACGAAGACGAAGGCGATCCGGCTGATCGACCCGAACGGCACGCAGGACTTCGCCGTCGCGAATCAGGACTACGTGAACCTGAACCGCGCGCTCGGCGTCGCGTCGGGCGACGTGACCGACGTCCCCGAGAACCAGTTCGGGTACCTGCAGCAGCTCGCGCGCGCGAACCGAGACGCGATCGCGGACGCCGTCTGGGGCAAGCGCATGAAGGCCGCGAACGGCACGCACTCCGCGGAGGAGCGCCTGATCGGGGCCGACACGAAGGCCGGGACCGCGTCGGTGACCGTCGACTCGAAGACCGCCGACTCGATCGCGTCGGGCGTGATCTCACGTCTCGCCGCCCTGTTCACCAAGAAGTGAGGACTGACGACATGGCCGAGCCGAACAGCACCAGCTACCAGATCGGGCGGATCCGGAAGGCGATCGTCGCCGGCGCCGCCGCCGGCGCCGCCGCCGTGTGGGCGCTCGTCGCGCCGCCGTTCACCGGCGGCACCGAAGTGACGGGCATCCTCGCGGACGGGAAGATCGACGCGCAGGAGGTCGGGACCGTCCTCGGGACGTTCTTCACCGTCGGCGTCCCCGCTGGCTACCTCGCGTGGCTCACGCCGAACAAGGCCGAGCGGCACGCATCGCCGGACGTCGCGACGATGGCAGCCGAGCGCGAGGTCGCGAACCTTGCGCTGCCCGCCACGGAGGACGCGCTCGCGTACTCCGACCCGACCCTCGGCGCCCCCACTGACGCCGAGCTGCCGGCGCCCGGGGCGTCCGCCGCCGGCCTCCCGTCGACCGACGACGAGCGCCGGGGCAGGCACGAGGCATGATCCGGTGGATCCGGCGCCAGAGAGAGCAGCTCGTCGCGCGCTCGATCTGGCGCCCGGGCGCGGTCGGACCGCAGGACGCGCGGCTCGCGTCGATGCTGCAGGGCTACCTGCCGCGGTTCTACGTCGCGTGCGCGCTGTTCGGCCTGCTCGGCGCCTACGGCGGGATCCCGGCACTGCGCGACACCTTCGGCGAGGACTCCGCGCTCGCGCTCGGGCTGCTGCTCGCCGTGGCCGCGATCTGCGCCGGCGCCGGCGAGGCGTTCCCCGACCGCCTGTGGCGGCTGGAGTTCTTCGCCGTCGCGACGCTGTCGTGGCTGATTCTGCTCTACGCCGCCGCCGTCGTCATCGCCGGTCTGCTCGCCGGCGACGCGGGACGCGCGGCTGTCGGCGCCGCGATCTACGCGATGCGGATCCTCCCGCAGTGGCGGGTCCGTGACGTCCGCGCCGACAGGGAGGTGAACGGCTGGCGATGACCTTCGACGGAATCGACCAGGGCACCGCGTCGGTCATCGCCGCGCTGTTCGTGTTCCTGGGGGTGGTCGTCTCCACCCGAAGAGCAAGCCGAGACGGCGTGCAGCAGGCGCAGGAGGTGCAGCAGGCGAAGGCGCAGGTCGTCGCGGAGGCGCTGCCCTTCGCCGAGAACCTGGATCTCGTGAAGTACATCCGTGACGAAGTCCGCGCGGGCGTCGAAGCGGAGACAGCGCAGATCCGCGCCGACCGAGAGCAGGACCGCGTCGAGCTGAACGACATGAAGCGGATCCTCGTCAACGCCTACGACCGCGTGGACCGGCTGCGGCACGGGTTCCTGCAGCACATCGACCACGTCCGGCGCGACTGGGGCAAGGCCGACCAGCCACCCCCCGTGGCGCCCCACATGGTTGAGCTGCTGCAGGAGTCGGACGGGGACACCTGGACCCGGATCCGGATCCAGCAGCTCCGCGACAGCGTCCCGCCCGACGAACCCGAGCCGCCGCAGAGCTACGGCTGAGACACGACAACGCCCCCCGGGGATCCAATCGGATCCCCGGGGGGCGTTTTTCGTCGTCTGCGGGCCTAGGAAGACCCGGGACGCATCATCGGCCGTCCGGACCGCTGTTCGCCCGCGAGCGGGCCGCACGGCGCTGCGCGAGCATGATCGCGCCGGTCGCCAGGAGTCCGAGCGCGAGCAGGCCGGGCAGGATCAGGTCGCCCGCGCCGGTGAAGGCGAGCGTGTCAGTCCGTCGCGAGGTGCTTTCCGCGACCGGCGCCGGTGAACCAGTCGGTGCCGACGAGGGGGCCGAGGGCGAGGGCGACTCGCCGCGCGGTGTCGTCTCGGCCGTCGGGGTCGGCGAAGCCGGAACGGGGGTCGTCGGTGCGTCGGACGGTACGGGGGTGGTCGGCTCGCCAGTCGGCGGCGTCACGGGCGACGTCGGCTCGTCGGTCGGCGGCGTGGTCGGCTCGGTCGTCGGAGGCGTCGTCGGCTCGGTCGTCGTCGGCGGCGTGGTCGGCTCGGTCGTCGGAGGCGTGGTCGCCTCGCAGTCGGTCGGCGGTGCGAAGGTCCACGAGGTGTCTCCCGGGTGCGTGGTGATCGTGTACGGCCCGACGTCGGTCGGGAAGAGGTAGCCGTCGGCGTCCGTGTGAACGACCGCGCCGGCGGGGACGTCGAACGACTTCCCGGCGACCGTGTACCGGACCGCGACCGTGCTCGACGAGTTGTCGAGCACGAACGCGGCGCCCGTGCACTTCACGTAGTCCTGCACGCGCGGCTCGACGACCTCCGTCGGCGTCGGCGCGGGCGTGGACGGCTCCGGCTCGGGCGTCTCGACGGGCGTCGTCGGCTCCGGCGTCGGCGCCGGGCACTCGCCGAGCGTGTCGCCGTGCTTCACGTGAGCGTGCAGCGCGGAGTCGTCGACCGTGATCGTGTGGCCGTTGTGGCAGATCGTGACCGGCGTGTGGCCGTGGCCGTGCCCGGTCGCGTGCGCGGGGCCGCTGACGCCGCCGGACGCGACGAGCAGCAGCCCGAAGCCAGCCGCGAGGGCGAGGGTGCGTCTACGCATGTGGGTGTTCCCTTCGATGTGGAGAGCCGTGCAGGATAGAACGGCTGTCCGGTCCACCCCCGTTCGGGTCGGGGATGGGCCGGGCAGCGGCGCGATCAGACGTGGGCTGCGAGAGCTTCGACCAGCGAGACGATCTCCCGCGGGCCGAGGTGAGCGGCGAAGTAGTCGCCGTCGGCGTTCGAGATCTGCAGCCGGACGAGGTTCGCGTTCACCGTGTAGACGTCCACGACGTCCGAGTCCTCGTCGAGCGGGATCGTGTACTGGTCCGAGCCGCTCTCCGGCTGGAGCCAGTCGGAGACGACGCGGGTGTCGATGCGGACGTCGTGGTCGGTCCCGTAGACGTGGGTCCGCATCCCGTTCGCGTGCTCGCGGGCGGCGTCCTCGGACGTGAACTCGACGCCTGGCTTGCGGACGACGTGCTCGTGCACGACGTCCGGATCCGCGGAGCGCAGGGAGCGCAGGCAGCGCGCGTCGGGCTGGCAGACGAGGACGGGCCGGTACTCGATGTGCGCCACGGGTCAGCCCTCGACGATCGTCACGTCGGCGTTGCGGACGACGGCGCGGTTCCCGTCGCCGGTGTCGAGCACGAGTCGGTCGTCGCGGACCTCGACGATCACGCCGGACCGGTCGCCGCGTGTCGTGACGGGCAGGCCGACGATCCACGGGGTCAGGCTGTCGTGGAAGTAGTCGCCGCCGCCGAGCTGCAGCAGCTCGCCGTCGATCTCGACATACTCGCCGACCGTGTCGAACAGCACGTGCCGGTCGCCGACGCCGAAGTCCTGCCACATGTCGTCGGCGAAGTCGGCGGGGCGGTTCTTCACGAGCCACGAGCGGTCGAAGCGCTCGGGGGCGAGGGTGCGACGGAAGTAGGGGCGCCCGTCGAGGTAGCAGACGAGCACGTCGTCCCCATCCTCAGCCTTGGGTGCGAGGTAGTTCGTCCAGTGCCCGCCGCCGTCGGTGTAGTCGGCGATCGGCTTCAGAGCTTCGATGGTGTTCGGCATGACGCCTGTCCTTCCGGTTCGTGTGGTGACAACGGACAGTGAACCACACGGCAGAGCGTTACGCAACGCGTAACAAAAGTTTGACGAGAGCGCACAACCGTGTGTTAGGTTCTCCGGCATGGAAGCCCCGAACCTGATCGACCAGC